AGCGCCAAAGCCCATGACCGCAGCCGCTTCCAGCACCTTGCCGCCAGTCGCAGCGCCCGCGCCAACATTCACGTACGACGCGTTAACATTGCTACCTTCTCGCGCTTTATCCGCATCGAACATTGCGGCTTTCGCTTCGGCGATACTCAATCCATCCGCGATCGCTTTGGATGCGATTTCCGGATAGCCGGCGCACGCTTCAGTGATTCCGGAAATGCGCATCTGTTCAGCGCGAACCAATTTCACGGGATCAAAAGCAGCGGATTTTTCCCCTTCCATTTTCTTCGCCGCTTCTGCTTTTTCGGCTCCAGCTTTCCTCTCTGCTTCAAGTTTCTTTTCGGCTTCAACCTTTTTTTCGTCCTCGTCCATTCCACTCTCCTTTTCACACTCGATTTCAAAAACGGCCTCAGCCGCTACATTTGCACGCGTGTTTTCATCAGCGCCCAACGCGACGAAAGACACCTCGTAAAGTTTTGATTTCCGCGCGACATAGAGCGGGCCATCAAAGACCATCCCGTTCACGCGCACTGTTTTTCCTTCAGCGATTTCCACAACCTTATGGACTTCGACGCCGACAGACGCTTGCCATGGAAATCCATTCAGTCCGCTTTCCGTGACCTCATGCGCGGCCGATCCAGCGCCGGAAATGACGCCGTCAACCCGCAACGAGGCTTCGCTTTTGACGGTATCTGTGGCATGACCAACGATTTGCTTTGCATCGTGGTCTCGCAGAATCGGTCGGTTTTTATTGCCTAAATTCATCCCGGCGAGGTCGATCACGACCGGGAGATACCAGCCGCCGACGAACATTGCGCCGCCTGTGTACGCGAGCATGGAAAAGGTCGGCTGACCGCCATCCTCTTTCGCGCATTGGATGATTGCTGGCTCGCCACATGCGGCCTTAATCGCCTTGCGTTGACGAATCTTCTTGCTGCTCATTCGCTTGATCTCCTGTTTTGGGATTTGTTGATTCAGGCTTGTTGGCTTTTGCATCGATTGGATGAACAAGGCCGTTCTTGCGATGCCATGCGACATCATCCAGCAGATCAGCGCGTGCCCGCTCGCGGTCCAATCCATGCTCTGCCCAGATTTCGGATTTGCTTGCAATGCCGCTTACAACGCGCTTTTCGTCTGCCGTTGCGGCTTTTTGCGGATCTGTGTGACGGTTTGCGTGCGGCCAGCGCCACACGAGGCGATACCAATTTGGCGCAATCCCGATTTCACGAATAGCTGACGCCTCCTTGATCCATTTGTGCACAAGTGGCGTTAGGTCGCGGTTTGCGATGAGCGAACGGACAACGTCGTGCTCCAGGCCAAGCCCAACATCGTCATAGCGGGAGGATGCGAAATTGCTGGAACTGGAATCCTGATTCGCCGCATTTGCAGCCATACCGACAGCCGCGCCAGCATTCGCAATCATTTCCCTGCGAAAATCCGTTGCGCCCTGTACGGGTTGCGCACCTGAAAATGATTGTATGCCGTAGTGCGGCGGCAAGACGGTTGCGGCACCGTCGTTTAATTCGATAACGCCTTCCGGTAGCAAATCGCGCGCGTCAACTTCTATTGACGGGTCGTTATTTACAAGGAAAATTGCGAATTTTGCGGCCACAATCGCAGCGGCAACACGCGCTTCATCGTACCGGCGGCGTTTATGTAAATCTGATAATCCTGACGCAAGCCACGGCTCGCCGCGCACTTGCTCAGGGCTTTCTGTGTAAAACACATGACGAACGTTTTTCGCGTCCTCGCGTACCCATGTATATTGCGTATCATCATTTTTGACGTGATAGGCAATCGGCTTGCCGCTTTTATCAAACTCAACGCCATCGATTAGCGTATTATCGATGGTCGTATATGGGCTTGTGATGCGGTCTGGACGGATTTGCAGCAATCTAAGTTTGATTGGCGTCAAAGCATCTTTATCGATTTTGTTTAATGTGAAATATTCGCCACAACTGAAAAACTGACGCACGCCGCAATGTAGCAATTCCGCAAGCGATTCCCCGCGAACATATCCGCACGTTTTCGCCCATTCCGAAAATGCAAATTCTGTTTCTTCTGCCCATGAGGCGTATTGCGGATCGCATTCAATTGACAGGCATGGCCCTGTAGACACACAGGCGTTTGCGTAGCTACGGCAAATCCCCTTGGCGGGTCCGTTCTGGCGAAGCTCATATCGGATACGGTTTCGGAGTGTATTCAGATCGGCTTTGAGTACGTCCTGCATGTCTACGCCGGACGCAAACGAAAAATCCATCGAGCTGGAATCGGATGCAGCGGAATAATAAGCGGCATGAACAGCGCGACGGGCTTTCTCGATAGCTTTCTTACGCTGGAAAAATGAAAACGGCCACGCCATATCACGCATCCCCTTTGAGCGAGAAGCGGGACATCACAAGACCGCCAGCGGCTTGTTGTGATTTTTTAGTGTTCCAGTATGTGAGTTCTTTGATTGCCTGAGCGCGGTCAAGTGTCATCGACCGACCGTCTGGATGACGGATCTGGGCAATCCCGACATTGGATGCCAGGAAGGATTCAAGTTGTGCAATAAAATCGTCAGGCGTAGCCATATTTTTACCCTTTGGTAACTATATGGCTTCAGCATAGGCGTTATATTGCACTATGCAACTATATTTGACGTGCATGCATTAAAGTATTACCATATCTGGTAAAATGTGCTTTTTATGGCGATTGGCGTGGTTATTTGAAATGATTTATTACACTATCCGATATATTCTTTTGTGCGTGTGTGCCATCCACAATTGCGGCATGCTCGATATCGCAAAATATAACCGCTGACGCGAATGGTTTTATACACTTTCAGATCAGGACATTCGCACCGCTGGCAAATAATTCCCTCGCGCCCATTGACGCGTATCCCCTGAATCGCAAGCCATTTCTTGCCAGATTTTGTTAAATTACCGTCCTTGTCTGTAATATTTGTTGACATTACGAAATAACCCTCCCCAGCCGAGATAAGCGTTCTCGCGCGGATACAGTATCGCGCCGATATTTTCTGTTTGCGCTTTGTGATTCGAGCATAATTCCCTGCTCGCTCGCTGCGATTGCACACCCTACCATTCCATCAAACCAGTGATTTTCACGGTTTGGCCGTAGAGACCACTCATCAACCGTTCGACCGCGTCCCTCAGTTCTGACGCTATATTCCGACACCATATGCTCGCCAAACATCAAGTGGCTGGCTGCTGCGTCGTTTTTTTCTTTTCCGAATAAATTCAATCATCCAGGATCGCCTGTTGTCGTGTGCCATCGAGAACGCACAAACGATTTCCAGAAATTCACATCGGATAAAATGTAACGCCCGGTTGTTTTTCCTGTGCTCGCAGGAATGCGCCAGTTGAACGGCGACACTTTATCGCCAGGCTTGCGTTTATAGTCGCTGAATGGCGTACCGCTTGCCGTCACGCCTCGCCCTCGTGCGGGCATGACGATGGTTGCGAACTTAGATTGTCTGCAAAAATCAAATACAGTCTGTGCTGCATTACCGTCATTTGCATCTATAAGACAGCGCGTAATGCGTAATGGGGTTCCATCATCTCGAATATATTCTTTCCCCAAAATAATCTCTGTTAATTCCTCGAATCCCTTACGCCATGCGCCCTCTTGTCCAGATCCACTGTAGCGATGCATCAATGTATGTTTTACATCACGCAACGCGAAATAGTTCCGGTTCTGTTGCGGAAAAACACCATAATCAACGATATATCCAGTGAAGCCTTGCGACCATGCGCAAATCACCCAATACAAGCATGTTTGCTGTACGTCGATAAACGCCGTGATCGTTTCACATGTTGTCGGAATCTCGCCGCGCGATAGGTTTGGCTGGATGCGTTGCCAGACGGTTTCAATCGCCAATTGGCCGTCCTCTTCTGGCGGTAGAAATGGCTCATTCTGAAATTCAGACGCAAACGCTTCTTCTCCATCATCAATCAAAGCGTTGTATGCGTGTTGAAGTGAACTGATTTCGTGCTCTGATTCGGCGAAACAATGCGACCAGGACACCTCGCCGCCAGCGTCCATGATCTCTTGATTTTGCCTGTAATATTCGGTTGCGGCGATGCGTGCGCGGATAAAATCGTCCGGATCGTCAGGGTTGTAATCAGTTCGAATATCTTTATATTTCGTCAGCCAGTGCGATTCGTGCGCGTCCGGCCACTTCCGCACAAACGGTATGCGCTCACCCTGCCATGCTGGATTTTTTTCAAAATCAAGCAACTGGTCAACAAGATCGTCTTTACAAATAACTGTGCATGGCATAATAGCCGCCATGCCGGTCTTATGTCCGGCGCTACGGATAATCGCCTTTTTTAATATATTCAGACGCTTTGTGACTTGGAGTGGAGAGGCCGCGCTTTCTTCGTCTTGCGGATCGTCGATAATTGCAAAATCAGGACGCAACTCAACACCATCGCCGCGCCGCTTATTCAATCCGCGAAGCTTCGATGACGTGATTCCGCATGCAAGCAGTGCGCTTCCACAAGCCTTGTTTTTATGGAATTCTCCATTTTCATCAACCGCGCCGTCAGTCATTGGAAGAATCAGACATCCGCTAGACCACTCCATGCGCGTTAATTCTGATTCCTCTTTTTGATTAATATATAACTGTGCATGCGCTCTTTGCGTGATCCCCTCTAATCGCTGGATAGGATAACAGATTTCTGGGAAATCCTCTGAAAGTAGCTCTGACTCGAAAATAAGCTTGATCGCGTTGATGCCGTCTTTTGCCGCTTCTCCGTTTGCTCGGATGAGTGGGATGAAGCGGCGATGCCCATACACGAGCGCCCAAACAGCAGAAATGTTTGATATGGTCGATTTTCCAAAACCTCTGTATACGGCCTCAACGAATCGACCGCCGTGGAAGATCGCATTTTCGATGCGATGAATCACGCGGATATGGTCGTTCGAGAACGGGTCTTTCCCCTCGGGCGCATAGGTGAAAATGAATTTTGCCAGGTCTTTTTCGCATAAATTTCGGCGTGAAATATTCTTAATTCGTGGAATGATACCGATATTGCGTATGGATTCGTTTTTCTCGCGGTCGCGCTTAGCCTCTTTATTTCGATGCGTTTGACTCATTACCTTATTGTATTATATTATTACCATTTGTCAAGTATTATTTAATCATGATTTATATCATGACTTTTGCATAATAAAAAAATATACTTCTTTACTAATCTGTAATGTTTTGATTATATTTATTTTAGAAGGTTCCACCGAAGATACCGAAGATCCCTCTTCCAGAAAGGTGGAATCTTCGGAACCTCCGCGGTATCTTCGGGAGCTTTTCGGGTTCCAGTGGGTTGCTGCCAAGTGTGTTTGTTTTTTGACT